TTGGCGTATTACATCTCAATTAAACGGGCTCCTAACCGAGCACAGCTATTGAAGGCAATGTATGAGGAAGAATTTGAGCGGGCAATGGCGGAAGACCGGGATCGTGCGTCTTTCAACGTAACCCCTCAATATGAGTATTTTAGGGTTTAGAAATGGCCAGATTTGCCACAGGAAAAGACTCGTATGCTATTTCTGACCGCTCCGGACTACGGTATCGGTATAAGGATATGCGTCGGGAATGGAACGGATTACTGGTCGGCAAGGATGAATATGAGCCAAAACATCCGCAATTAGAGCCTTTTCCCAAGGTTGTGGATGCACAGGCCCTGAAGGACGCGAGACCTGACCGTATTGAGCCGCTGGTTGTACCAGTGGGCGGCGGCGGTTTCCCAGATAGAGGCGTGGATACGAGGCTAATTGGCTCCGTAGGCCGCGTAACGGTGGTAGTATGAGCTTTACTCTGACTGAATTGCAGGATGCAATTAAAGATTATACGGAAAATCAGGAGACGACTTTCGTCAACAACCTGAACATCTTCATCCGTGGCGCGGAAGAGCGCATCTTCAAGAGTGTCCAGCTTAACTTTTTCCGCCGCAATCAAACCGGTAGTTTAACTATCGGCAATAAGTTTTTGAATTGTCCGTCTGATTTCTTAGCTCCGTATTCCTTGTCTGTGATTACCGCAGGCGGGGACAACGTGTTTTTAGACTACAAAGACGTAAATTTCTTGCAGACTGCGTATCCAGACCCGACAGCTACGGGTACACCTCGGTATTACGGCTATTTTGACGTATCTAATTTTATCATTGCCCCGACCCCTAGCGCGGCGTTGACTGCGGAATTGCATTATTACTACCGCCCAGCCAGCCTGACAGCCGGTGCCGGTGGTGGCACAACGTGGCTTAGTGTTAATGCGCCGCTTGCTATGCTGTATGGCTCCCTAGTCGAGGCCTACACTTACATGAAGGGCGAACAGGACATTATCCAGAATTACATGATGCAGTTCCAAGAGTCGATTGGACGCCTTAAAAACTATGGTGAGGCTATTGAAGATACGGACGCATACCGTACTGGCCTTGTTATTCGGGAGAAAATTTAATGTTTAGCTTTAAGTTAGATATGCCACAGGAGCCGTTTGTAACGGTGCATACTACGGAAAACCGTGGTTTTACGCCGGATGAGGTGGCTGAGCGGTGTGTCGCAAAGATTATTTCGGTTTCGGATACCGCGCATCCCGGCATCCGCGATCAGGCCAATGCTTTCAAAAAGCACATTGAGAAGGTAGTGGCCTTTTACATGAGAGAGGCTATCCGTAGTGACAGAACTACGGTATATAACGCTCTAAAGGATGCAGGACATCCTGAACTAGCCGACGTAATAAGGAGACTGTAACATGGCTATTACTCAAGCAATGTGCACATCTTTCAAGCAGGAACTGCTTGAGGGCCAGCACGATTTCCGTACTACGGGTCATACCTTCTATATGGCTCTGTACACAAGCTCAGCTACGCTGGACGCTACTACAACCGATTATTCGGCTACTAATGAGGTATCCGGAACCGGTTATACAGCGGCTGGCCAGCAGCTGACACAAGTGAACCCAACCACCAGCGGTACGACAGCATTTACTGATTTTGCCGATGAGACTTGGACTACGGCCACTATTACGGCTCGTGGCGCAATTATCTACAACACAACTACTGGCGGTGGCACAGGCACCACAGATGCTGTTTGTGTTCTGGATTTTGGCGGCGACAAGACCTCTACTGCTGGTGATTTCACTGTTCAGTTCCCAACTGCGGACGCTTCTAACGCTATCATCCGCATAGCCTAACGGAGTCCGTTATGGCTAACATTACCGGTTGGGGCCGGGGTACATGGTCAAGTGGAGCGTGGGGTGAAGCCATCCCCGTTGAGCTTACCGGTGTCTCAGCCACCGGAGCCGTAGGTAGTGTTAGCGTTGTAGCGGAAGCCAATGTACCCACAACCGGGCTACAGGCGACAGGAAATGTAGGCAGCGTTACAGTCTCCGCTGATGCAAATGTTGCTGTAACCGGGGAAGCGGGAACCACTGGACTAGGCACTGTAACCGTCGTGGCGGATGCCAATGTGGCGGTTACAGGCGTTTCTAGCACCGGTCAAGTTGGCTCTGTCACGGTAACTGCGGACGCAAATGCTCCGGTTACCGGCCTTCAGGGCACAATGGGGCTTGGCAGCGTTGTAGTCCAAGCGAATGCCGATGTAGCGGTTACAGGCGTTGCCGCAACGGTATCAGAGGGCTCTGTCACTGTAACAGGTGACGCTAACGTCCCAGCTAGTGGCCTTTCTGCAACAGGCGGCGTAGGCTCTGTAACGGTGTCTGCGGACGCCAACTTTGGTGTAACCGGTGTCTCTGCTACGGCTGATCTGGGCTCTGTTGTAGTTCAAGCAAATGCCGATGTTGCAGTCACCGGCATAGCCGCTACAGGTCAGCTTGGCACCGTGGACGTTGGCATCAGAGTCGATGTCCCTGTTACAGGATTGCAAGTAACTGCAAATCTTGGTAATGTAACGGTAGCGGCGGATGCTAATGTGGCCCTAAGTGGGGTATCTGCGGCTGGACAAATAGGCAATGTATTCATTTGGAGTCAGATTATACCGAGTCAAACGCCAAGTTGGGGACCAGTCGGTCCATCACAAACACCAAATTGGACTAACACGACCCCGTCACAGACGCCAAACTGGACTAATATTGCCGCATAGGAGACTTAGATGCCAAGTGTATTTACTACCAACTTTGCCATAGAGCAGCCAGCCACTGGTGAACAGTCGGGCACTTGGGGTACTACGGCTAATTATAATTTCGATATTTTTGATCGTCTAGCCGGTTATAAAGCGATTACGCTAACTAGCACGACAGAAACGCTTCAGGTACGTCCTGCCTCTCCTACACAGGCGGGCAGTAACCTTGAAGATGGTATGTACCGCGCCATTAAGTTTGTTGATGGCGGAGATTTGGGCGGCACAGTAACAGTAACTATTGCCCCGAATACGGTATCCGCTTTCTGGCTTATTCAAAACGGCTTGTCCGGGTCACGCGATATTACGCTTACGCAAGGCTCTGGCGGCAATGTCACTGTAGCAAACGGCACTTCTGCGATTGTATATACAGACGGAGCCGGTGGAACGGGCGCGGTAGTCGATGCTGGGGGCTTATTGGCCTTCTCAAACATTACGATTACAGGCGGTTCAATTTCTGGTATAACTGATTTAGCAGTTACTGATGGCGGCACGGGTGCCAGCACCGCCGCCGCCGCTCGTACAAACTTAGATGTTGACCAAGCAGGCACAGCGGTCGCATTGGCAATAGCATTGGGGTAAACGATGGCGAATAGTTTCAAACGCAAATTATCCCGCAGTATCGGCACCTCGCTTACTGCTGTGGGTTCATATACGGTAGGAGCCTCGACAGAGGTTACCATCATTGGCTTGGATGTAGCCAACCGGACGGCAAGTCAGGTTTTGGTTGATGTCACGCTGAATGACGGCTCCAACGACACATATCTGATTTATCAGGCACCTATCCCTAGCGGCGGCTCGTTGGCCTTGATTGGTGGCGACCAGAAGGTGGTGCTTGAGACTAACGACAGTATTAAGGTCAAGTCGGACACAGCTAGTTCTGTGGACGCCGTGATGAGTATTCTGGAGATCACCTGATGCCATATTTGGGGAATGTTCCGGCGGAAGCCTACTCACAGATGAGTTACCAAGACCTGACTGGCGGGTCAGGCACGAGCTTCACTCTTGATTACCCTGTAGGTAACGAGAATGAAATCGAGGTTTTCGTAAACAATGTCCGTCAGGAGCCGACTGTAGCTTACACTACGGCTGGCACGGCGTTGACTATGACCGGAACTATTGCCGCGACTGATGATTTTTATGTCGTTTTTCAAGGCAAAGCCCAGCAGACTATCGGCATTCCTGAGAAACAGACTAACGGCGATTACAACTTTGATAGCGGTACGCTGTTTGTAGATGCTAGCACAAATCAGATTGGCATGGGTACTACATCGCCAGCAACAGCAACAGGCGGTGGCATAGATATTGAGAAGGCTGGCGGCGCATCTGTAAGACTTGACGACACAACGAATAGCGTCACTGGTGAATTACAGGTTTATTCGTCAGGCATGAATCTTGCGACCGCAACTAATCACAACATTATTATAAGCCCTAACAATTCAGAGATTGCACGTTTCACAACAGATGGCCTAACCTTCAACGGCGACACTGCTGCGGCTAATGCGCTGGATGACTATGAGGAGGGGACTTGGACTGGTTCTCTTGGTGCCGCGTATGGCTTCACTCCGGGTGGAAGCGCGACATACAATGGCAACTATGTTAAAATTGGGAATAT